CATTCCTTAATCTGAGTAAGCATATACACGAATAGTTCCAGCCATACTATTTTGAAAATAGGTAAAACCATCATAAGCAGTTGTTACACTCATTTGACCTTGATTTCTTTCGCTTGTAAAATTTGCAACTTCTTTACCATTAAAAACAGATTGATAACCTGTTCTAAATGCTTTCATTGGATTAAATACATCAATGATAACCATATCCGTTCCACCATCAGAAAAACCAATTCTGAAAGAAGTTGTTGTATTGGCATTGCCTTGAGTATAAGTCGTGTTAGCAGTTGTTAAAAAATGGTAACTATATGCATAATTTGAACTTGAATTGTCTGTTCCACTTGCTCTAAATCTTAAACTTGAAGTTGTACCACTTGAAGTTGTTTCAAGATTGATTATTATTCTGTAATTATCATACGTTGAAGTGAAACATCCGTTCAAAGAAATTGAAGAAGCACCAGTAAATGTCACGTTTCCAATAGAATCAACTGAGCCTGAACCTGAACCAACAGCAACAGAAGTAGGAACAATTTGAATTAAACCACCAGCAGTAGGTGTGCTCCAAGTTGAAGTTCCTGCTGCACTAATAGTTAAAACCTGACCAGCAGAAGCAGAACCAGCAACAGCCGTGCCAACACCAACCTTGCGTTGCATAGCCTCAACAGCATCATTTATGTCCGAATGTTGCAAAGAATGAGATGGTGAATCCAAAGTATTACCTGATGACGGATTAGTGAAATTATCCAAACTTGTTGGGAAATTTATTGCCACTATGCACCTAACCTGTTAGAGAAACCTAAGTCATTACCATCATAGTTTATAGCGGAACTGTCATATGTCACGCTGCTCAAATCAAACGTTGTAACACCAGCCAACACACCAAAGACAGGGTCATCAAGAACAAAGGCTGCGTAATCCAAGGTTTCAAACCTGAAAGTAAGTTCGTGAATGAAAATACCGATTCTGTGCTCAATCCCAGTAATACCCGCATACTTGACAATCGGTGAACCAATACCATTCGGAGTGAACTTGATACGAACTTGGTCAGTCAATTCCAAAGTCAATAATTGATTCTGTTGAGCAGTTGTCAGCTCAGACATTTGAACAGTTAAAGAATCAAAACGATACTCAGGCTCAGAATACTGACCAACTAAGAACTGAGCTAAATCAAGCGCATCACCATCATTATCAAACAACAAACCATCAAGGTTCAAAGAAGAAATACCATAAGCAGTCTGAGAATCAGAATCCTCAGCAGTTTGAGGCAAACCACTAGCACGAGTCACAACAACTCGGTTATACAAAAGCTCAGAACCATAAACAACAGAAATACCAGAAAAAGGAATACCAGAACCATCATCAGTTAAATCAACAGAAGTAGCACTAGATGGACCAGTTAAAGAATCTTGAAAAGTAACAAAACCATCCTTAGAAATAAACAATGAACCAGGTTCAGTTTGTTCCACAATCTGCATATAGGTCAAAGCACCAGTTCCGTCAGAAACCTCATCCCCTTGCAAATTAATTTGACCAGCATCAATATTTCTTGCAGTAGCAGGCCAATTAACTTCAGGTCTATCTAAAACAGCGTTAATTCTTTCACCAGTTAATTGAGGTGTAGCTGTATGAGCTGATAAAGATTGGGTTGCAAGCAAAGTGAAACCATCAGAAGCTAAAGCAGAAGCCGTGTTATCCCCAGATGGGTTGTAACTCAAATTCCAATCATCAATAAGGCCATAAAAAACTGCTGTTCCATTTGATTTGATACGGATTTCGCGGTGAGGAACAATCTGACCATTAAAAGGTGAAGCTGTGTACTCAGGGTCAAAAACTCTTGTGGTGTTATCAAAAACAACATCTAAAGAACCAGCGTTATATTTATCAAGTTCTCTGTTACGGCCACGTTGAGTATTGATTGTTATTACGTAATCTGTTACGTCATAGAAAAGTGTTCCACCAAGAGTGAATTCTGTGTTATCTAAAACACCAGCAACAGGGTCATCAAGTGTGAAAAATGGTGCACCTGAAGCAGATAAATCAAAACCAATCTCAACTGTTTTTGTTGGTAAAGCCATTTAGACTCTCACAAACACTTGACCAGATGAGCGCTCATATTTTCTGATTGCATCAACAATTTGACGACCAACAACAGCACCATCAGTTCCAATACCAGCATTAACAGTTATGTTGAAAGTGCTTCCTAAACCACCAGCGTTCTTACCTGATAACGGAATAACTGCTTCAGGTCCAGCCTCACCAATAATTGCGTTCGTAGCGCCTAAAACTATTCCCCCATCAGCAAGTCTTGGAATCTTTACAGTAGTTCCACTAAATATTGTTGAACCGCCTTTGTATTTAGGGTCAGTTGTAAACTTTGCGTTGGCATCAAGAATTGCTTTTAAGGAAAGATTATTTGCTGCTGCGATTTTTCCTAATGTATCTCCAGGTTTTACAGTATAAGTTTTTGCACCTGTACCACCAGAGGTTGTTCCACCTGAAGTACCATCACCACCTGTTGTCAAACCATCCATTAGACTTTTTAGGCTTGCTCTTGCTGCTTCTAAAGTTGCTCTTATACCAGCGACCATTGCTTCTGCTTGCTTAACACCAGCATCATAGAAAGCAATCGCACCGAATTCACCGACTTGTTCAGCAACAGTAAATACTGAATCAACAAGAGTGTTAATTTGTTCAACAACAGTTGAACCACCAATGATGATGCTGTCAGCAATCTTTGAACCTGCTTCAAACCCTGCATTGAGAACTTGACGAATAGCACGTTCATTCAATCCAAGAACAACAAGTTGTTTAACTTTGTCAGCAAAAGCTGTTGCTTGTGTTGCTTGGTCTGCTAGACCTTTTAAGAAATCTTCAGATTCAGCTGCTTTACCAAAATCTAAAATACCTGTGATAGTGCTTCCTATTGCACCCTTGAAATCATTAAACTTACCTCTAACGTCATCCAGAGCATTTTCTGCTCTGCGTAAAGAATCTTCAAGATTATCAACAATTGCCTGTGCGGCTTCTTTTGCTGCTTGCTTGGCTTTTTTAAGAGCCTCAGTATTTTTGCCTATTGCTTTTGTTTGACCATCAAATTCTTCTGTAACTTTTGCAGCCTGAGCAGCCAATAATTGTGCCTCAGCGGCCATAATCTTGGATTCTTTAGCAGCACCAGCAACTTCAGCATTAAATTCACTAAATGCGGCAACAGCGCTATCTAAACCACCAGCAAGATTAGAAAATTTGAATGATGACAATTGCTGTTCGAATGACATCATAGACTTGCCACCCTTGCCAGTTATGATATTTATGAAATTATCAAAACGAGCAGAAGCGTAATCTAAAACAAAACCTATAAATTTGAATCCATCAATAACTCGGTCAATTGCAAATAACATTGTTTTAATACCAACAACAACTAATCTTGTTATTTGACCCCAGGTATCGCCTGTTTCTTTTGCAAGTTGATATTGGGCATCAGACTGTGCAGCGAACACACCTATCAATAAAGCAATTGCTAATGGAATTCTTAAAATACTTGTTTGCAAAATAACAAAAACTCTTGACAAAGTTAAAAGTGCTTTTGCTAAATAACCAATACCAATTAAAAGAGGACCAAGAATAACTAAAAACAATCCTAGTTTTGTGACTGCGTTTATAGTCTCAGGACTTAATTTTTGAAATGCTTGGGTAAAACCTTGAAGTCTAGGTATGACTTGGTCTCTTACAACACTAACAACTTGTAACATTATTGGCATAAATGCTCTACCAAATTCAGTTGTCAAATTTGTTAGTTCTGCTTTTAATATTCTTTGCTGGTTTGCTAATCCCTCAGAGGTTCTTTGAAAATCACCTTGTGCGACTGATGATTGAGCAAAAATTTCAGCGGTTCTTGCTAATACTTTTTGTTGCGGGGTAAGAGCTTGATTTATGTTGTCAATGATTCCAAGTTTTAATGCCCTAGTTTTAATTGTTTGTTCATCAAGTAAAATATTAAAACGTCTAATTGGTTCTGATTCTCCACGAAGTGCAGCACCAATTGCGATAATGGCATCTTGAGGGTCAGTATTGTAAAAGGAAGCAAAATCTGCGGCTAATGTTACAAAATCTTTAGAAAAATTATTTAGTTCTTGACCTGATTTGCCTGCTTGTTTAGCGAATAAAGCAAAAGTTGAAGCTGCATCAAGGGCTTCTTGTTCAGACATACCAATATTTCTGGCTGCTGCCTTACCAAAGTCTCTAATATCTTGAGCAGTCTCAGCAAAAATCACACCAACTTTAGATTGGGTTTCAGCCATATCGGAAGCAAGTTGTGTTGCTTTATATGCTGCTGCACCAACAGCCAAAATTGCTGGAGTTAAAGTTCTAGTAAGAGTTGAACCAAGTCTGATTGCAGAATCGGCAGCATAATTAACAACAACGCCTGTTTTATCAAACGCGCCTTTGGCTCTTTCAAATTCTCTAACCGCTTTTTTGATACCTTTATCATCAAATTGCGTGAGAATCGGTACAATAATTGCCATTACTTAACCACCAATAAGTTTCTGTTTACTTTTGCGGATGCTTCTTGTAAAGAACGTTCAATACTATTATCAATCAAATTCTGATTTTTCAAAGCGGCAGGCCAAACAAAACGTGAAGCATTGTGTTTCTTATCTAAGTTTCTGATAAGTGCTGTGCCTTGACCATTCAATCTGTATCCAGTTGGTCTGCCAGCAGAGGGTCTAGAACGACCTGATGAGCGACCAGTTGTTTTCTTTCGACCAGCCATATCAGCAATAGCCAAACCACGACCTTTAACAATTACCTTTAATAAAGATACTTTTTCATTACCTCGTGGCCTTTTAGTACTGGTTTTTACAGAAGTTTTATTTTCTGAAACTTTGAATGCAGTTGCTCCATTGTGAACAAAACCAGATTTACCATTTGCATCAGATAGAGGGGCAGTTTTAGGTAAAGCGTTTTCAATACTTTTAGCAAAAGGTAAAGCAGAATTCTTAATATCAGAATTCAATTGAGTGTAAAGAGTTTTATCTAAATCTCGTAATTCTAATAAGGTTTCTCGTAGACCACGAACTTGAGTTTCGAGTCCAATAGCCATAATTACCTCTTGTTTTGTTCGGAAGCTCTCCAACGCAAGTACATTCCCATTGTGAAAAGCATACGCTCAGACTGCTCTAATAGCAAAGAGGGCGCAATTCCTGTTTCACAAGCCAAGTAAGCAATAAACCAATGCTCAGAGTTTTCTCCGAGCGGTATTATTTTGGGTCGTTCTCGCTTACACCAATCTCATCAACTTCATCTAACCAGTTATCAAATTCTTTTTTAGTTGAGTTGGTTCTTTTTTCACTATGCCACGCTAAGAAAAGCAGGTCAGTAAGTTTGAACTCTGATTCGAGTTTTGCTACTGACCTGCTGTACTTTTCTTCAAACGCAACTAAGTCTCTTGCTGAACAAACTATTTCTTTTGAATTACCATCTTGGTATTTCACGCGCAGGTTGATTTTCATTTGTTTCCTTTGTTTTAATTACGCAGCAGTTCCGCGGACAACAGAACCCGATACTGGGAATGTGACAGAAAGGGTTGCTATATCACCTACGGATGATGCGAATGGACTGTATTGAGTTACTAATGCGGTCATTGTGTAACTTGGGTTAGTTGCAGTTACTGTGCCGCTAGTTGGTTTGATTATTACTGTGGCCAAAGACCCCAGCAATGGGTTAAGTGTTGCATCAACTGAACCTGCTGCAAAATCTTGCATAAAGTTAAGTGTTAATGATGCTTGTTTTAATCCACCGATTCTAGTTCTCCAAGAAGAACCGAAAGCGGTAGTTTCTAAATCGTCAGCTTCTTGTGACAATTCAACAGAATTCAGGCTTGTAGAAAAGTCTGTTCCGTTAATTGATACAAAATAGTCTGTTGCAGCAAATTTTGCCATTTGTTATTACTCCTAGTCTGCGTAGCAAAGAACTGTAAACTCTGCTGTTAGATATGTTACCTCACCAACAGGCAGTTGTCCGTAGTTTCTCATCTCAGTAACTCTTGTATCGAACGCAACTCCGCCAAGAGTTTTGTCACCCTCAATAGCTAACTTGATGCTGGATGAACCTGTGCTAGACACATATCCATCAAGATTTGATTGAGCTGTTCTTTCATCAACTCGTCCTACGATTACAAGGACATTAAAAACATAAGTTTGCATACCTCTGTGGAAAGTGTCGTCATAGGAAACACTTGAAGGCATAACAACAGCTATAGGTGGATTTGGGTTATCCGGCATAAAAGCTGAAGTTCTTAAACCTGTTATTGTTCCAAGTCTGTTAGCTAAACCTGTTCTTATTGAACTGACTGAAGCCATTAAATTATGCTTCTCATTCTTTTGTAGGGTGAAACAAGCTGACTAACATCCGGGTCCAGGTCTCGAGATACCCTGATGGCGCCTAAATCTCCAAATCCAACTACGCCCATTGGGCTGTCCAAACGTTTGTAAAT